CCTCCCTTTCGAGAGGACCCGATCGCTACGGGACAGCCTACAACAGGGTTGTTGACCGTGCTTTCGCTCGGAAGTGTGGATGCCAGCACTTTGAAGCACCACTAAGTACCATTTAGGTACGTGGCAATGCTTCTTGTCTTCTGGTCAAAGCATACTTCGGAATTTTTACAATTTCGAAGATGTTTTGTCCTGTTAATGGTCTCGGAGCCGTATATACATCGTATATATCGGCTTGAGACCGAACTGCCTGACGCTCAATTGGGCTCGCGAAATCTGGATAACGCGTAGCATCAATGTCCGTCTTCATTAGAAAGGTTTCGATCGCACCTTGATCGACTATGAAGTCGACCGAGGTGGATCCCACTCTCTCTGCAATCGCTCTACGGAATGATCCTTCGTCGAGGTCATGGTTAATCCAATCCTCGACAGAGATATTCCATATGTGTTTGTCAGGAACCTTGTTACCCGTAAGGTTAACAAGTTTCCTGTCATTCGTAATTATTATAATAATTTCACAAGCTGATCGATCAGCTTGTAATATTATTATAGGATCGTCTTCGATGACATCTGTAGGGGGCAGAGTGTACTCTGTACCCGCCAAGATGGCTTCGTAATTCTCGTAGAACCACTCCTCAAGTCTATTCATCGCTCTCTCGAACGGTGAATCCACTTTTGGTGGTTTATGAAATCTTTCAAGATATGCGAATTCTGGGAGATCTACCCTTAACGGGTTAGATTTCTCCAGAACGCTTATCACTGTGTTTGGATATAAATCCTCTTGACTCTCGACACCTAGTGTCCAGGGAGAAGAAGAGAATTTCTTCATTTTATGCGCAACCCTCTCGACATCTGCATGTGTAGCAGTGTCGAGGGAATGCGACATTCCTCTTATAGTTTCAAAGAGATCTGTCCCAGGTAAATCCTGAGACAACTCTTTGACTCTTTCTTGGAAGAGATAGTACGCCCGAATTTTTGATTCGGGTGTTAACCTCCCACCGCCCTTTAGTCTTTGTAAGACGCCACCAGGGAATAAATCCCACTGGTCACTTCTTACGCACACAAATTTTTTGATCGGATCAGATTCAGGGATCACCTTGATCTCCAAATATGATTCGTTATCGAAATGAGTGTTTCCTGACATAACTCCTTTGAGTTTTGTCAGAAAACTCTCTCTCTCTCCTACTAACTCCCTCAAGATCGTATATGATACGTTCCTGGGATGAGTTTTCTGACTCATTATGGCATTTGCCCAACTAACTGGTGACCAGTTTGTTGGGATTTTACCTATACCGAATACTTGTCTTGGAATGTATACCGGATTCTTCTGGTATGACAATCCAAGACAAATGTCTTGACAAGCGGATACGACGCTGTACAGGTGTTGTACACCGCGTTCTCCGCCTTTCCTTACGTACTCCATATCCTTTCCTAAGAGTGTGTACTTACCCTTAGGATCGGACGAGAAGTCCCTTCTATCCTTTTTCGTGTCTATCACGAGTCGAAATTTCGGCACGTCTAGATACGGCATGAGTTTGTCAGTTTTCAAACGTGATGCATTTGCAACCGTATGAAACCTGTCTATTGGTATCATTGCAACTTCTTCACAATACGTGAACCAATCACGCGTTATGAAGAAGTCTTCTTCTGATAAATCGTATCCTAATTGCTTCGCAGCAAATAGGAATGCGAATATCCATTCTTTAGCCTTTGGACCGCATTTGATTTCGACTCCGTCGTCACCATTTCCGGCCTCTGCTCCTTCTAGTACTCCGACTGTCACATCTGCATATCTCTTGCAGATGGGATGAGCCATGGAGAGGTTTGACTTTGTTAACGGATCCCCCATAGGGATACCATTAATCATACGTCCTACATACTTATTATTGACATACATATCTTTCTCGCCTGGCCAGATAGAAAATATGTCTTGTATTATGTCCGCGGGGGTATTCATCTTTCTCAAGAGAGTACCCATCGTGGCATGTGCAGATTCGTGAGATGGTCTATCCGTCGCTCTCGTCCAATCGAACGAGGCGGCGTATACTTCATCTTGAAATAAAAGTGCTCCTCGAGTCGGATCAAGGTGATTGATCGACTCGACGAACTTATATCCTAATCTAGCGGCCCTGAAGCCGTCCCGTAACATCGGGACGCACTTCAAGGCCTCTATAGTCATATGTGAGAATGGTTGTAGCACCGCATCCTTATAAAAGGACCCGGCGTTAACCACTCTACATTTCGCATTTTCGCGAATACCCGCAATATTGGTTTTCCAAATTGCTGGGTTGCTCGCTCTTATCATCGCTCGACCTTCCTTGAAGACCAGATTTCCAATCTGGCCGCCAGGGTTATCGGGTGAAAATTTCGGTAATTCCGGGATATCTCCGCTTCTGAAACGTTGTTTCAGATGCCCAAATTTCCCTTCATCCTTTTTCCTGCTCTCTGTACACGCAGAGGTACTCATACTCACCCTAAAGTGAGATGAATATCCTTGCGCATTCAAAGCAATTTCTTCGCATACATACTCAATGGCTTCCTGTAGGAAGACGTCGGGTCTGTATTCCTTTTTGGTCGTGACTTCATTGATGAATTCATCAATGGTGTCATTAACCATCTTCTTATTTGCTAACCCTGTTGATCGCGTTTGCGTGAATGCGCATACGCGAAACATTTTAGCTTTAGAATTTGACAAAGCTGTCTGGTTATACTTGTCAATGACAAGTTTAATCCATGACAGCTTTCTATATGTTTGTTGAGGAGGGTTGTATTTCTCTCTGAGAAATGCCGCCTTCTTCAAACCCTTTTTCAAACTCTTCCATCCCCTTTGAAAACCTGCGTAATCAAAGAGCATGTTAGAAATCATTGAATTTATAATCCTGTCCGAAGCTGTGTAAGCAGTTTTTGGATCAGGACTAGTAAACAAAACTTCAGGATACGACACGATCAGTGAACTGATCGCCCCGTCTACTGTATGTAGAATTTCTTTGAATTGTAAAGTACCCTTCCTGTCTTGAAGGAGTGCCTTTACCATTCGTTTGCAATTAGGCTTCATCCTCTTGAACCAAAAGGTACGAGAGGATACCACCTGTATCCTTGCTTCGGGAGATAGGTCGACAAACTTACGTTTGCCGAACCTCATCTCCCAAAGGTTTAAATAATCGTAGTCCCATGCTTCCTCCAGGCCACCTGGAGGTACATTGGAACCAGAGAGACAACGCGCGTTCAGCGTAAGGAGCCGTATAAACTCCTTACCCTGATCGACATCATCTCCATTGCATCCACTTTCCTTCCGTAGTGATACGGTTAAAGGGATTGATGCATGGTAAAAAACCATATACGGTGCCAATCCAAGATAACGTGTTCTTGGTTTAGTATTGTACAACGACGC